CGATACGAAGGATCATACGTCGAAATAATCTGAAGGAAATCCCATTAACCATGCCACCCATTTGTAATTCAGATACCATCCCATCTTACCTCCTTCGCTGAAACTTACTTGCGCCGATAACATCTTCGAACTTCGTTCCGTTAATGTTCTCGGTGATTTAGAGTGCCTCATCATATACGTCGGAGTTGCCCAAAATGCCGCTATCGCTGGTTTGACCAATATTTTGGTAATATCACATCTAACCGCAAATGTTGACTCATTGTGTCTGGGAGAAACGATGATATTGAGGGGAGCAGTCTTCTGATGTTTTAGTTTGAGTGTTGTAATATTGCCATTCACAGAGAACCCGTTTTTTTCATTGGGTTTTGTTTTTAAAGTAGATAAATTTACTAACGTATCAAACGCATATCTCACCTGTTGTAAAACGACGGCGTTACCAAGGAACCCGAGTAAATTTCTGTTTTTGGTTGAGTATTTTTCGACTTGCCTCTCTGGCTCACCTGTCGTCCAATCAAACTTGTCGACCTCGGGGATATAAATTTTTGTATCGACAAATCGTTTAATCACCAAACAGAACCACCGATTGCGTTGGTGAAGAGCTCCAACACAAGTTGCTTGGCATGTTAGCCATCTGCATTCATACCCAAGTTCATCGAATGCATCAACAACCACCTTAATGTTTTCCGGTGTGGATAGAACGTGTGAATTCTCGAGGAATAAATATTTAGGATCACACTCCTTGGTAATCCGTATGATTTCTGTAAACAATCCTGACGCTTCGTGATCGAATCCAGCCGAATGCCCTGCAACAGAAAATCCAGTGCATGGCCAGCCAGCGGTGATTATGTCTACTTTTCCCTTCCACTCAGTTGCATCAAATGTACACACGTCGCCAAACACTGGAATCTCCGGATGCTTTTGTTCCAAGAACCCTCGTGCGTCTGTATTTTTTTCAACATATGCAATTGGTGTTACTATGCCACGAAGCCCATATGAGATCCCTCCTATTCCAGAGAACAAATCGAGGGCATAGAGCATTTATATATGTATCGATAACATTCATGTTCTTTTTGCGAACATATTACATAGGAATATTTTTTAATAGTCTCATGTTTATGTGTCCATTCGTGGTGAGCATGTTTATGAAGTCCAGTGTCTTCTGTTTTTGTAATACGTCGTATACAATGTCAATGTCATTTCCGCGAATTATGATAACGTCGTTATCGGCAGACCATCGGTCACCTTCGTATAGAGCGAACCCAAATACAAAGCGTCCTCCTCGTCTTGCAGCACTCGCCGTTTTCACCAAGAGTGCTCTCCCGGAAAATGTTTTCGTAGCACCGTCGCTCAAATACCGGGTCTTGTCGCCAAGCACGAGAGAACCCAAACCGATATCCCTGTTTGTGAAAAATGGGATGGTGCCATCTTCCGCGAAATATTGTTTAACCTGGGCGTGACAGTGTCCTGTCTTGAATGTCACGTCCAACGTTCCGATAGAACTCGTAGCAACATCGGGAGGATTCTCGCATAAAAACCCATTGTATACAAATCGTCCAACCCCGGGCGAGTTTTTCACGACAAGAACGCATATGCGCGTAGACGTTTCCACAAAGTCATGTGTATCAAGAACTTTGAACGCGATGATATCAAGAGCACACAGGAGTTTTCTCGTCGGGGCATAGAAAGCGGAATTTCCAATAGACGCGGGGATCACGAACGCCAATGTGCCTCCTGGTGCGAGATGCTGAGTGAGGCACTTATAGATGAATTCTACATAAAGATTAGAACGTCCCGAAACTATGTTTTTGTCGGATACATGTCCCTTGCTTCGTTGAACGAACGGGGGATTTCCTATGATGAGATCGAAAGAAATGTTGCTTTCCCATTCTAGGAAATCGCGATTGACAATTCCTCTAGACCTTGCCATGTCTGTATCGAGTTCAACACCTACAACAACGGCATTGGGAAATCTCTCACGACAATCGTCAAAAAACTCACCAGACCCAGCAGATGGTTCTAGTATATTCAAAGGCGTGGTGTCTATGTGTTCCCATACTAAATCACGCACGCTCTTGGGCGTAAAGTAAATCCCATGCTTAGATTTGTGTTCTTTTGTCAACGCCTTGGTCGTTTCTACAGAATATTGCGACAACATATTTAATATTCTATTTGCGAATACATTAAATATATTTATTTGACAATATGTTCGATATATTGACACCCTTGAGTATTAGACGAAGTTCTCCTGGATGTATTACAATTAAATCAAAAATGCACTGCGAAATGCCTCTTTGTCTGTCCGTGCCAGGGGATTTTGTGCACATCCTGGTCTCGCTCTTATTTCTCACAGTGACAATCGCGATAATTGGAGCTCTCGCATGCACATTCGTTATATTGACAAGCTAATGTATTTAACAAGACACCCAACCGGTAATGTAAAAAATGAAAGCTCAATTTATACTAGCATGTCTTTTGTCCTTCATTGGTATCGCGGGATTTATAACACTTCTTACTATCGGACTCATTAACAATTTCGGCGTAGTAATGATTGGTCTGCTGATATTTTTCTTCGTAGTTGCGATCGTCGGCCTGACATCCGCCATAAAAAATCATGGCGAGCCTGAACATGATACAAGCGATATCATGTTTTGGTATGTGTGAGATGCTTCATGATCAAATGACAATTGTCATATTGACACTTTGTATAAACTATTTAGCCGGATGTAAGTGAAGCATGTACCATGGGATTTCCTCCTTTTTCTGTTTCTTGGGTAACAGACATTCTATTTTTTTTCTCGGGGGCACGTATGATTTACATGCGAATGTTTCGAATGGATTAAATTTAGGCTCGTGATGTGGAACGGTGACCTCAGGAACTTCGGCATCTAATGGAATGGCGGGCGAATCGTTAAACTTGATGTTGTATCCGGTCTTGATAGAATCGTATTCCAAAATAAAGTGATTTTCCCACCAATCGAGGTATTTAACGGGGATGTCTCGTTTGAGCACCGAAGCGTACACTTCTTCAGGAGGATATTTTTGAAGCGCATTTTTTAATTTCACACAACCAGAGTCATCACGACGATGCTCCCTCATTCTCGCATAGATAGTTCTCTTCGTCTGACCAATGTATACCTTACCATTCGGGAACAATATCTTATAAATTATCCCGGTCTCTTCTTCGAGAATGATCATAATTTTACACACGCATATTCAAAATCATTTAAATTAATTTAACAACTTTGGTTATACACATATCAATCATGTCTTTCGGCGATTGGACCGACCATATAGACGTCATTTCCGAGAAGTTCTCTTCCGCTGTTCCGTTCCCACACATCGTCATCGAAAACTTCTTCAGCGAACAATGTGCCCGTGATATTGCCGCGGAGTTCGAAACACCCGATGAAAACAATTGGCATTTTTATAAGAACCCACTCGAGCGAAAGTTTGCCAAAAATGTAAATCTAGGCGAACGTACAACCGGAATGTTCGATATTTTACAGTCTCCTCAATTCGTAAAGATGATGTCGAGGATTTCTGGGGTGCAAGACCTGATGGCGGACCCGTTTCTTCACGGGGCGGGGATTCATGCATACCCACCGGGAGGTAAACTCGACATGCATCTCGATTATTCGATTCATCCAGTATCCGGTATGGAGAGGCGTCTAAACCTTCTTGTGTTTCTGACAGAGGATTGGAACAAAGAGTGTGGCGGTGACCTTATTCTCACCACCGATATCCACGCGCCAGATGACGTGATAAAAAAGGTTTCTCCCATGTTCAACACTGCGGTTCTGTTCAGAACTACGGACGATTCGATCCATGGGCTCCCTACTCCTACGACTACTGACAAATTCAGGAAGAGTCTCGCGATTTACTATGTATCGCCGCCGAGAGAAGACGCCACCCCCCGGAAAAAGGCGCAGTTTTTCCCATTTAGGCACATTCCGCACGAAAAACTACAGAACTTGTACGACATTCGCCCCCATAGACGGATCGAAACTGGCGATCTCTGGGAAGGGTGGGAAAATGAAGGTCGTGAATCCGGGAATTGGTAAGTAATAACTTATCATTATTATCGTTTGTATGAGTATGAAATGTTCTGCTCCTGTTTCGGACTTCGGAACAGAACCGTGAAGGTATTCGAAACAATGACGTTCGACCAGTTCTACGACCAGTTTACCGGCACTCTAATTTCACCAACCATCTCAAAAAAGCGTTTCATGCGTGCGAATCGTTATAAGAGTTTTTTGGAAAAATATGATTCACATTGGTCACAGGGTATATATTCCAAAGTTTTAGTATATTGACATGCATATTAACTTATACTCGTTGAATGTGTATATGTTAAAATGTTGCTGTCTCGTCAGGGGGCTGCTATTAAAATTAGTGATTTGACTGAATCCGAAAAAAAACTCGTGAATAGAGAGCTTTTTGTCGCTCCAGTAACTTTGAATGAAGACTTTCCAAAGAAATTTAAAGTTTTCAAGAGAAATGACACTCATGTGGTTGTCCCTAAATTTTGGGCGCTAGAAAACCTGAAGCGCTTCCCGGTGTCACATGATTATGGCGATGTGGAGCCTATGAACCCATTGGTAAAGTTCACCGGATCACTTCGCAAGGAACTGAAGCAAATAGAGGCTACTGATGCGCTTCTCAAACAACTACTCAACAACGGTGGAGGAATTCTGTCACTTGACACGGGTTTCGGGAAGACGGTCTGCTCAGTTTACACGGCATGTAAACTTAAGGTAAAAACGATGATTCTCGTTCACAAGAAGTTCCTCGAAGAACAGTTCGAAGAAACCATCAAGAGATTCGTTCCGGACGCAAAGATTTCTAAGGTCCGAGGAGATTCTTGTGATATCTCAGGTGACTTTATTATCGCATCGATCCAAACACTTATTGTTAGGAAGTACACCGACTTTGGTGGGATTGGGTGTCTGATAGTGGACGAGGCTCATCACATCGCCGCGGAAAGTTTTTCTCAGGCAATGTTCGGCATTTCTTTCAAATATGTTATAGGGTTGTCAGCTACACCCACGAGGAAAGACGGGCTTACACGAGTATTACATTGGTTTCTGGGTCCCACGGCATTCGAAGTTCGCAGAACTCAACAAAAAAATGTTCTCGTGAAGATAGTTCCATTCACACATGCCGAATACAAGAAACCTCCCCCGGTCAATAAACGAGGAGACATCTGCTACACGTCGCTCATGTCAAAGATCTGCGACATTCGCGACAGGACGATATTCATCGCCGAGGAAACTAAGAAAATTGCGGAGACAGGCAGATATGTATTGGTTCTTAGTCACAGACGGAACCATGCTATAGAAATCAAGGACATCCTGGTGTCCCTCGGGGTCGATGCAGCAACATATCTAGGCGGAGATAAAATAGAACCAGACGCACAGGTGATTTGTGCTACGTACCATTTGGCTTCTGAGGGATATGACAACCCGCGACTTTCAGGGCTTGTTCTGTCCACGCCTTCGAGTGACGTGGTACAGGCTTGTGGGCGTATCTTGCGCGGTGGCAGTGGCAACGACCCTGTGATTGTAGATGTAGTAGACCAGTATTCACTTTTTATTTCTCAAGTCGCGAAACGAAAGACATTTTATAGAAAAATCGGTTTCAACATGGGCAAAGACAACACTCCTGCCCCAAAAATAGAAGAACAACTATCATCAATGTTCATCGATGATGACTGATATTGACAAGACGAATAACTTATACCATAATGTAATAATGTAATAAAAATGTCGTTCCTAAAAGAACTGCGTAGAAATGCAGTAGAAACTCTGCAGACAGGGGAAGTCGTTGACCAATACAAATGGAATGTTTTTTGCACTATGCTGAAAACGTTTCCGTGCTCTGATAGTTTTTCAACGGACGACTTGTTTCAGTCAATGACCCAATGTTGCGATATGTGTCAAAAGGATGGGCATCATCATCACGAGGAACATGGTTCGTGCTGTAAGCAGTGTGCGCAAGAAAGAGAAAATGCAGAGGATGTCGTACCATTCATCATGAAGAATTATTATCATGCGCATAATAGGCATTATGACGATGCTACGGACATATGGTTCGAGCACGACGAGACCCCCGTGATATATAACTACGAAGTTATTTGCTTGCCACCTGGGGATAACTTTTACGACCTGTGTAAAAACACTTGTGCGTGCTGTAGTTGTCCTATATCGTCATGTGAAAGTAAATTCAGTTACATAGTGTAATCTCGAAAGTTATGATAATATAATTCGAAACTATATGTAAAATTACATCTTACCATATTATTATATACACGAGAGTGTCGATATGATGCCTATTCGTATCGACAAAACGTTTTCATTCATACTGTAGAACATTTAAAATTCTTCAAAGTCGTCATCAGAGTCGCCATCGTCCTCGTCTGGAGCGGAGGCGCCAACCACGTCCTTGACATTCTCCTCCAAATCTTGTAGTCCGGTCTGCACTTCCTTCACGAAAGAAGTGGCGGAAGCTGACAGCATCGGCTCGCGTTCGGCGTCAAGATCATTTGCTACGTTCTGGGCGTAGACACTGGAAGCTAGGGCACCTTTTTCTACCTCGGTCTCACTGTCCTTGGATGACATCTTCTTCCAGAGGAAGAAACCGCCGACCAGGATGAGGAGAACCACCGCGAAGATCACTGGCTTGGGCACTGAGCTGATAAACTCCTGGATTTGCTCGACGAATTGCATCTCGTATATATTTACGTACTTATTTTTATTTCAAAAATAAACGCATAAGAATTAATACTCGGAATTAATAACATAAGCATCGTCCGTGTTGCCGTCCTCAAAGATATTATCAGAATCCTCGAATGCCGCCATCTCTTCGTCATAAGTCATATAGGGCTCGTATTCCTCGTATGATTCGTGCTCAATCTCGCCATACTGCTCGGACTCAGAGTCGTACTCGTTGTAGTAAGCAGGCGACGACATTGTGAATGAATGTTTTTAATTATACATTTGGTGGGACATGGATTGTCTTATATAGATATTCGGAGAATGTCATTTGACCCAGACATGCCACGTCACGCGATGCTTTAAAAAAATATTGATTCTAAGTATATGTGGAAGTTCTTGTTATTGTTGATGGCTATGATGATTGCGTTTTTAGTTATCAGAAAGCAAGAAAAACGAAAGAATCCAAGGACTGCTACGAGTAAACAGATAATAGAAAAAACAGATATTGCAGATATATTCGGAGAAGATCTTCTCGACTTTACCGCAGGAAAACTCTAGTGAGTACGTTCACTGCGAGCACAATGATGCAAATTTGCTTCGTCTTCTTTTGCATGTTTCTCATTTCGTTCTCAAAAGATTCGCGCATTGCCTTCATTTCACCCTCGATCCCTTTTCCATGGCTGTCTATTATACCATGCATCACGCGGATCTCTTGAGTGACTGCGTTACCGTGACAATCAATCTTCGCCCCTATCCCTTTTCCATGGCTGTCTATTATACCATGCATCACGCGGATCTCTTGAGTGACTGCGTTACCGTGACAATCAATCTCCGCCCCTATCCCTTTTCCATGGCTGTCTATTATACCATGCATCACGCGGATCTCTTGAGTGACTGCGTTACCGTGATAATCAATCTCCGCCCCTATGTTTGCAATTTTCCCTGGGAAAGAAACGATGGAATTCATTTACTTATTTACTTATTCTTAACATTATTTTCTTGAATTTTTGCCACGGACAGTGATTCTATGGGTTGTCGATACGAGAGATGTCATATCGACAAACTAATGATTTAACAAATATGGACGATGAAATGTAAAAATGTCTGTTATTCCGATCCCCGCCGATGTCAATATTTCCACACTTCATCCACGCGTTGTGGACTTGTTCAAGAAACCTCAATATGCGCAAAGAACTCCCGAGTGGTATGAGGTCCGCAAGACTCTCATGACGGCTTCGGAGTCTTCTGCTGCCCTAGGCATAAAACCTTTCAATGGTTTCAAAGGGTGTCCTCGCGAAGATTTACTAATGAAGAAACTGAATGTGATACCTGTAGTCGGTATGGCGTTATCTCATGGCGTGAAATATGAGACAGAAGCAGCAGAACTTGCGATGAGCGTCCTCGGGGAAAGAATGTTCGAGTTCGGTCTGATAGTTCACGACGATTTCCCCTGGTTGGCAGCATCACCAGATGGAATTACTGCTAGGGGGTATTGTGTAGAAATCAAGTGTCCTATGCGGAGGAAGATCATCCCGGGGGAAGTTCCTCATCATTATTATCCCCAGATACAGGTTCAAATGGAAGTGTGCAATGTTGATTTCTGCTACTTTATTCAATACAAACCAGGCTTCATGAATGACGACGGGAAACCATTCATCGACATTGTAGTTGTGGAGAGGGACCGTCTATGGTTCGAAGCTCGCAAAAACATCCTGTTGGGATTTTATACAGAGCTGATGGAGAGAAAGAAAACGCACGTGTCCGTTACCGAGGAAGCGAGCATCACCGAAGACATCGATGAGTGTCTGTACGATGTAGACCGCGAACCGTATGAGAGGGAATATGACGACTCTGAACCAGAGGTCGCCATCGTGTGCACAATTTCGGAAGATTTGTATTAAATTTTAAAAAATAATATATTAATTACATATAAATATGTTTGAAAATGTTGCGATCAGGATTCTGGTCGGCATTGTAATCATTGCACTAGGTTTCATGGTGCTCAAATTCGTAAACGCAGACAAAGCACCCACCGTCGTAGAATACAAGGCACCCGCGAACAGGAAAAAGCAAATAGTTGCAAAACTTAACTTGCCCAAAGGCATACTGAAAAAGACCGGAGCGCCAACAACTAAAAACAACGTTTCATTTGCGCCCAGTGCGGTGGACGCCACCATTTCCGAATACGGTGCCTGGGATACAAACCGGAACTCGTCATCCGGAATCATGAATCAGTTGAATAATGTAGACGCACTTACATCAGGACAAATGGCACCGATGACATCCCCCGTTGTGTCGAGTCCCACCAATACACTGACATCGGTTCCCCTCCTGGATGGGTATTCCGGTGACGATGATATGATGTTCGGCGATCTGTAAGTATTACATTATAGAATATGACCATTTGAAACCATATGCAGTCTTCTGTTCGCCACGAGCACACTTGCGGATATGATTATTCTATTTTCTTCAACATTTGTGACATTCTAGAAGCCCCGATTTTAAATGCTTTCTTCAATACTTTAGGATTTTTGAAATCTAACACAGATATTTTTCCAACGTCGATCGTCATGACGTTTGAGTCTGGCGAGTACTTATCTCTCGTAGATATCGCCACGAGACTCGTGAAAAACTTGTCAATGCTGTCTATGTCCTTATGAGTGCTATATTCCGCAGAATCGTATCTAATACCAAGCGTGTTATGCGTGGTTTCCATATTATTTACATAATCAATTGGAAACGCATCCGTCAAAGCACCGTCTACATAGACTTCTCCCTCGTGGCGAATCGCGGAGAAAAAGATCGGAAGGCTGCAACTCATACGAATCGCGGTCTTCACGTCGAAGTCGGGAGTCTCTGTAGGAGAAAAGTATTTTGCCGACAACGTTGACATATTTGTCGCGCAAATTATCAGCGTGATGCCAGTTTCATCATAAATGCTCTTGAACGTGTGTGACCTATCTCCGAGAACGATGTCGATCCATCTGTACAGATGAGCACCGGTGTCAATCCCGAACGCATTAGAGAAATTACCGATGTCGATAGATGGCACGTACGTTTCATTCGCAAATGCTTTACACATTTCCACACAGTTTCTGTTCAAAGCCACACCGGTCGCCACAATCGCCCCCGCAGAGGTTCCCGCTACAGTCTTCAATTTCTCCAGATGACCGTTTTTCCGGAGGATGTGTATCGCCCCTAGACCCGCCATACTTTTTGCACCCCCGCCAGCTATGACAAGAGAGTCGAGTTTCTTCACGGAAAGATTGCAGGGTTTGCAGGTTGTCATTCTTGCTCTACGGCTATATTTTTTAAATTTTCGAGGAACGCATAATGTCATTTGACCCTGGTAATTCCCATGCTATAAATATTCACTCTGCAGGGCATTTCCCAACCCACTTTACAAACACACACAAACATATGTTTTCCTGTTTCTTCGGCTCTTGCTTCCGGCGTTCTGAGACCATGACACTCACCGTTGACGAAATCATCAATGCCGTGGAACCCGCTATGGGCGATAGAAATGATAAATCAAGATACACACGTATTATGAAGATTGGTTCCGGTTCTTTTGCCAAGGTGTGGAAAGCGATTGATACACACACCAAGGAATATGTGGCGATGAAGATTTCTTCTTCGCAACATACGAACAGCGCGCTGGAGAAGGAGTTTTTCATCCTCAAGAAAATGAACAACCCTCACATCATCTCGCCCATCGCGTTTTATTACGATCGCCGGGCGCTTGTGACCACCCACCTGATTCTCCCGTTTATGAAGAAAGATTTGTTTACACACGTCGTCGAGGAGAAGCGGGATATGAGCGATGAGGAGCTCAGGAAACTAGTGATCGACATCGCGGATGCCATAAAGCACGTCCATGACCTGGACCTCGTCCACAGGGACATCAAGCCGGAGAACATCCTGATCGACGACAATGGTGACTACGTGCTATGCGATTTCGGAAATGCAGACAAGGACGGCTTGTTCAATTTGAACGGACTGATAGGTTCCGTGCACTACATGGCTCCAGAAGTCGCATATGCCTATCTGAAAAGAAACAGGAACACGACACCATTTGCTATTGGCAAGCAAACCGATATATTCTCATTTGGAATGACATTATACAACGTGGCCACTCTCACAATGGGAGGAGCGGATCCTACAAATCAAAGTGACACAGCTTTTATTGACAAAATATCGAGCTTTGATATGATGCCTCAGGTTGACAAAATTTTTGACCGCTCTGATGCATTCAAGGACCTGTTGAAAATGATGCTCTACCGGAGCCCGGTCGCGCGTATCACGATCGACGAGATTCTTGCTCACCCATTCGTTACCGGAAGCGATGCCATATTGACAACAGGCCCTATGTAAACCCGTTAATCATGTAACCAACACATAAATAAAAATGAATGCCGTAGATCTCGCAGAGCTCGCAGCCACAGAATTTGCCACGAGTGTAATAAATGAAATTGCCAAGAAGAAGAAAATGAGTGGGATGACGGTCGCGCCGTTTATACCGGGAGTAACACACGACCACCCTCCTTGCGATTTCGTCGTGGAATCGTGTGCGTATTGCATGCGCAATGGAAATGTATTCGCGGAAGACTCTCCTTGCAAAGATACAGGCGATATAATTTGCAAGTATAGAAATAGGATCTTGGAAATATTCGAAGAAATGGAGAAAGAAATCGTTGAAATTACAGATACATCTATGGATCATACAAACGATGAAGATGGAGACGACCTCGAACGGATGCTTATGGAAGAATTGATGTAAAGTTATTTTGGCCAGTTGCAAACACCGATCGAAGTGTCCCAGAGAGTCCCTTCCGCACATTGCATTTTTGTCGGCGTGGACCTTCCAGGTTCGCAAATGCTATAGAATTCATCTTGATCTATTCCGGTTGGCTCACCTCCTTCAACCCCGGAACATTCACCAGACGGAACTGGTACCGGAGGTTGTGGTGTAGGGGGTTTCGGTGCGGGTGGTTTCGGTGCGGGTGGTTTCGGTGCGGGTGGTTTCGGCGTAGGGGGTTTCGGTGCGGGTGGTTTAGGCGCCGGAGGGGTAGGTGTCGGAGGGGTAGGTGTCGGGGGTTTTGGAGCGGGTGGTTTAGGTGCTGGAGGGGTAGGCGGGCTTCCCTTCATGATTTTCACAAACTCATAGGGAAATGTATCGCGTATCACAACAGTTACATTTTCACCCTTGGCCATACGATGAGAAACTAACGTCACAATCTCAGTGGTTATAACACCACCTGGTAGAGTGTATTGAACTTCCACTTGGTTGGGGCTAATAACTCTCATGATTCTCCCTGGAGTAACGCGTGTTTTCACTGCGGGAGGCTGAGGCGCGGGAGGCTTAGGAGCGGGAGGCTTGGGAGCGGGAGGCTTGGGAGCGGGAGGCTTGGGAGCGGGAGGCTTGGGAGCGGGAGGCTTGGGAGCGGGAGGCTGAGGCGCGGGAGGCTG